GTTGGTGATGCGGCTGGGGCCGCTTGAACAACGGTCTCATCAGTTAGAGACCTGCCGATTCCAATCGTAGGGTCAGCAGGTATAGAGACCACACTGACTTCGTAAGGCGACCATCTGGTAGCCACAAAGTCATCACCTCGCTCTTCCATCTTGTCGATGGAGTAACCGAAGCTGATGCCGCGCAAAATGTTATCGCGGACATCATCCAGCACTTCCTGCGCAAACTTGTTGCGCGAGAAGCGCACCTTTACATAGCCGCGCTTTTTCTTGCCATCAACCCAAGCACGTTCGACAACACCAACCACACGATCGGGATCGTGATTGAACAGCAGAGGAGCGCCATCATTCAGGCGACTGAGATCAGCCGCATCCATTTCATGGCTCAGCACTTCGTTGCCGAAATACCGCATCACTGGATATTCGGAGCTGAACGGGAACTCGAAGCTCCGCTCTTCGTCCAATGCGCGGAATGAGGTCACCTCAGAGCGCTGGAACTTGCCGCCCTCTGTCGCTCGGATCGGATCAATCTTCGTCAAGGTGCTGAAGCGATGTCCAACCATCGTCTCAGTAGGCTCGCCGTCGCGATAAATCCGAATCAACGCAGCAGGATCCTCCTCACTGGCATCAATACTGAACTCAGTGTCAGGCACGCCAAGTGTGCCCTCGCGCATCACGTGCTCAATGCGACCACGGGCGCGGCCGCCTGAACTATTCCAAGAAACGAAATCGCCCTCTTTAAGCGCATCAGGCGCTGCGCGCTTTTCGGTCACTGACGTGCCCTCAATTTCATCCACTTTAGAGCGATCACCTGTCGCTTCTTCAAATTGAATAGGCTCGTAATTACGCTCACGCAACCATGCTCGCGCCTCGGTAGCGGTGAACTCGCTGAGCTTGAACCGAATCGCCTGCAGTTCGACGGGATCGCCTTCCTTGATTCCAAAAATGAAATCAACACCCTTGCCGCCTGCGTTATTACGACGGCGGAAGCGATCGTATTGACCAGGATCACGCAGCCTTGCTGCATGCTCATTCGGATACGGTCGACCCTCCTCCGTCTCCGGCCCCTCGCTCATCAGCCGCTCTGGAATAATCCAGAACTTGCACACGCCCTCAGGCGCAATGTCGCCGCTCACGATTTCGCAAGCACGAGGACCGGCATAGAACGCGCAATTAGCGCAAACCATTCCGTCAGCCGCAAATGGGCTTTCGGCCATGTAATGCGATCCATGCGGTCCAGCGTCCTGACCAAACTGGCCAAGTTCTTCCGCAATTTCCTCAAAAGCCTCATACAACTGCACCTGTGGCGCAGTCAAATCAGGCGTCAACTCACGGTCAGAGTCCATACGAGCCACAAGTGCATCACTCCATGTTTTACCTGGATCACCTCCCCAGGCTGCCCATGCCACTCTCCCAGGCGACGGATAACCCTCTTCACCAGGGCTAAATCCTTCAGCCTGCTTGTCCACTTCATGCCGCGCAAACCATGCGCTCATCGTGCGGATTGTCTCATCACTAAGCTCCTCGCCGCTCAAAATCTGTCCAGCACGTCTAGCCGCAACTTCAGTGCCGCCCTTCCGGCCTTCTTCCTTCCACGCGCGATAACGCCGCGCTTCCTCCCTCATTCCATCAGTCGGCATCGCGCTCATCAGACTTCCTCCTGCGGTAACGGCTGATCGGCAGGAAGCATTGGCTGTTCAATGATGTCCCGATCCAACTGAACACCAAGCCGATCGGCTACCGATTGCTCACGCGCAATCTCAGCAAGATTCTCATCGAAATCACCGCCAAGTTTTGCAACAATTTGCGCTTTTGTCATGTATCCGGCTTGCTCCATTTCGCGGTAAGCCTTCACCTCCTTCAACGGATCAACCCAATCCCAGCCGCGCGCCATCCAACGAGGTGTGTCATAACGCTCTGGACGAGCCTCAAAATCATCAAATGGCAGCTCACCAGCAAGCACCGCCAACGAAAGCCACTCGCGGAACACACGCATGTGGAAGTGCTCGATCATGTATGCCTGCACCACCTTCCAGTGCTCGCGATCCTCTAACAACGACAAACGACTACTGGAATAGTTCGTGTCACTGAAATCGCGGCTCAAGGTCTCATAAGAACAACCAAAGCCACTCGCGAATCGACGTACTTTATTTTTCACAAACATCTCAAACTGCTGATCAGGCGAGTCGATGTTTGGCACCGTCACATTCTCGCCAGGCATCAAATACTTGAACATGCCAGGCTCGAATTCACTAATTCGACGTTCATTTTCAACGTCGTCAGCAGTCAGCTCGCCTTCTTGATTCGTAATAAATCCCATCACGCTGGCACCAGCGCGAGCGCGAATAACAGCAGCCTCTTCATATCCCTGAAGCTGATGCGCATCTGCCATCACAGGATGGAACCATGGCACGCCACGATGCTGCTGGGGTCTTTCCGGGATAAACAAATGGATGACATCTTCCGCCGGCAGGAAGACATGCTTTTCGTTTCCCTGAGAGGCATTCTGGAACCAGTAGTCACCTGGATGGCGCGTGAGGAAGGCGTACCGGACAGGGCGACCCCATTCATTAACCTCCACGCCCATCCGCCATTCGTTCCCCTTGGCGAGGGTTGGGCCCTGATACTCCTCATCCAGGTAATCAGCCTCAAGCATCTGGAGCGCCAATGGCACCTTGCTGCCACCGAACGACCGACGCACAATCCTGAATAACGCCTCGCCCGACTCAGGCAGGGCGCCAGTGGCAAGCCATTCCATCATGTGGAAGCTTTGCCGCCCAGCAACATCACAATGCTGCGGACGGCACCACGCCGCCCACTTCTGCTCAATCAAATTATTGGTGCGCTCATCGCGACGACTGCCGCGAAGCAGCGTCACCTGCGATTGCATTTTGATGCCGCTGCCAACCACGTTGATCTGCGTGGTTCGCTTTGCCTGCTTTGCGTACGGATTGTTCCGCACCATCTCGCGGCTGCGATCCCGCAGCTTTCGCAGGCTGGTTCGGATCTCGGCGTCAGCACTTGCCTGCGATGCCATCCAGTCCGCCGTTAAGCGGCTGATAATTGCGCCGGCATAATTACGCCGCCGAATAGGCGGTAGCGCCTTCTGGACAGGCTGAAGGCCGAAACGGCGCAAAATTTCAGTGCGGATGCCCATCAGCCGTTACCAAAACGGATAAACAAATTGTTCGGATCACCAAGGCCCGAAGCGATGATCTTCGCTTTATTCTCGCGAACCACAGTTGCCTTCAACTGCGATTCCAACGCCAACAGATCAGTCAGGTCGTAGCGCTTCAAACTGCGATTGCCAATCCGGTATTCCTGCGTCGCTCCACCCGTCATCAACGAGCGAATTGCCGCCTGAACAGCGTCTAAATCCTTCTGCGCCTGCGTGCGACCATCAAATGCCTCAGGAGATCCCGCATATGCGAGCGATGCCTGAACCTCGATCTGACCCCGGCTGTACTCGGTAACCGCACCACCACTGATCGCGGTCAGCACAGCCTGGAAATACCAACCCGTGCTGGCATCCATTCCCGCGCTGGTGGCGGCAGGAATCGTCACCTTCCAGCCGTCCGAATAAGTAACGCCACTCACCGTGACGCCCTCACCCGCAGTATTTAACCTGAAATAATACGTAAGATTATGTGTGGCGCTGGTTACGGCATTGCCGAAAATATCCGTGGTCGCGGCATCCGTCCACACCACATCCACGCCTGCTGTTATGGACGGGGGGATTGCCATTCGACCTCGCAATCTTTGCTTCTTGGTACTTTAGCGCCGTAACTCACCACTGCTTCACAAAGCTCCGTTTTGGTGTCGCCGCTACACGCACTCTCTTCGGTTTCTGCTCATCGCGACGCTCGAGCTGGTCCCAAATCGTTCTCCTGTCCATCTTCTGGTACAGCCGATGCAACGCCGCATACGCATAGTTCATTTCATCCAATGCCTCGTTGGGTGCCTGACTTTTCTTCACCCAAACGCGCTCGGGATAACCATTCCTAAAACGCAAGATCTGCTTCTCGGCTGTCAATTCCTCGAAATAATCGGTTCCAATCGTAGGGAAGAAGTGCAAATATCCAGCCCCAGGATCGTTGTGCTTAAGCCGGCCAAACAGCAGCGACTTCACAGTGTCGACACCGACCGGGAACAACTGTGCCCCCTTCTTTAATGCCTTGCCCTTGTAGTCCACGTCAACCTTCGTCGCCTTACCAAGCGGTGGCTTGCCTTTCTGCGACATACCCTTGATCGCAATCACACCCATTGCAGCGCGCTCCCTGCTGTACTGATACACCTCCTGCGTGTGGTGGCCGCCAGAGTCAATCGCGCAACACAGCACTTTCATCTCCTCTCCGGCCTCGTTCACGTACGGCTTCTGCAAAATCTCATCCAATTGCTTCCACACCTCTGGCCTAGAAGGGCTGCCATACAGCTTCACCCGATCAATCAGCCAGCCTTCCTCCTCACGGCCCCAACCCCAAACGCTCAGCGATAACCGGTCATCCTGCACGTCACAGCCGATCGTTAGCGCCAGCACCTCAGCAGGCGGCACATATTGCTGATAAGTCTCATCAGCAGCGCGCTCAAGCAACGAATCTGCACCTACCTTCGACGCATACTCGTCCTCCCACGTCTCACCCAGGACCGTATTGACAAAGGTCTTTAACTGCTCCGCGTCGTTCTTCGCATCCAAAAACTCTTCCACCAAATTCGGCCACGTCGCGTTCGGGCTATACGAGTACGCCGCCCAGATGTGAAACCCAACGTGCTTGCCGTTTCCTGGTGCAGTCGCGCGCCATTCCCCACGCTCCACCATCCAACGCTTTTTAGAATGCGGAATAATTACCCCGCAGCTCTCGCAGCAATAGCCTGCTGTGCTCGGATCACCATCCGTCCAACGGATATTCGGCCATTTCAGGTACTGCATATGACCGCAATCAGGACACGGAACGAAATAGCGACGCTGATCCGTCTGCAGGAACATGCGCTCTACACGGCTGAAATCCTTAACTGTCGGCGTGCTGCCGGCAACAATCGAGCGATTCCAGTAGTACTCAGTCCGTCGAATACCAAGCTTGATCTGGTCACCCTCCGCACCTGCTGATGCTGGGTAACCATCAATCTCGTCAAACAGCACCACCCTCCTACTAACACGCCTGAAACCACGCGGACTATTGGCACCCACCAAGCTCAGGGTTCCGCCTGGGAATTGCTTCTGCAAAATCGTGTTCGCGCCATCCTTCGCTTTCGACTCGCTCACCAATCCCTTCAGGCACGGCGTATCGCGAAGCATCGGCGCAATCTCCTCCTTCGAGTAGCCCTGCGCATCCTCGATCGTCGGCTGCACCAGCATGATCGGGCACGGATCCTGGTGAATATGAAAAGCAATCGCGTGGTTCAGGATCTTCGAATAGCCCACACGGGCGCTTTTCATCACAGTTACCTGCTCCACCCTTGGATCGGTAATTGCATCCATAATTCCTTTTTGGTACGGCAAAGTGTGCCATCTGCCGCCTTCGGCGCTGCTTTCTGCGCTTAAAAACGCATAACGATCAGCCCACTCGCTCAAGGTCAGCTTCTCTGGTGGCTTGAACGCCCGATATGCCGCTTTTTCAAGCCTCAGCAGGTTGTCTTCACTCATCAGCAACACTCTCAGATAGGTCTTCTAGCGTTTCGCGAACAATATCCTCCAGCATTGACACTGCATCGGTGTCAAGATCTGGGATCCTTTGCTTTGCTTTGGTTGGTATCCCCAGAATCTTTGTCCTTGCCAACGTCACAATCTCCACCCATTTCAACTCAACTTCCTCTGCCTTCACCAGCAATCCCTCTTTCTGCTTGCGATCAAGCTCCAGCAGCTCAGCCTTTAGGTGCTCAGTTCGCGCTCTTGACTCGTCATAGTCAGGGATTGATTCTTCCGTCTTCGCCATCCTTGGTCTTGCTGCCGGGAACGCTTTCTCCCCAGCAGCCGGCTTTGGCCCCCGACCAATACGCCGCTGTGTGTTTTTTGCCCAGTGCTCACGCATGGTCTCGCTGTTCACCAGCTCACGACCATCCGCTGTTCGCACCACCGGCAGCCGCCCAGTCTTCACTGCTGCATAGACAGCCTCCGGCGTCACACCCAGCGCCCTAGCTGCTTCGGATCTTGTAATCAATGGCATAAAGAGATAGTACACACAATGTGCAGCTAGCGTAAAGCAAAATTCCGTGATATAATGCCCGGCTTTTTCGAAAGCGGACGGGGTAGGGGACGCATTGTTTGACGAATAGAAAATACTTCGGCGAATTGTGCCTAGCCCTATAGAGCGATTCGAAACACCT